GTGGATAAAATTACCGTGCACCCAAGCTGTTCGACCGTCCTTCTGGTGTTTGACATGACGGATCCCACTTCTTCGGCGTCGTTTTCGTTACACCCTATTGTTGCCGAGTTAAAGGTGTCGATGATCAAGACATCTGGATGGAATAAGCTACCTTTTTTTTGATAAGCCTTGCATGAATCGACAAAATTATCTATGTAGCTCGGATGTCTTGTATCGTAAAATTGAGGTATTTGTTTGCAAAACCTAAAGTTTTCCAAAGTCTCTATCCCGAGGTGACTCCCCGCAGCTGAAAACCTTGAGGGCAACCCACTAAACCCTTCCCCTGCACAATAGATAACGCTTAATGGTCTTTCTATTGAAAAACGATTAGCCCACCTTTTCTTCGTGCACATACTCATGATCAGGTCAATGACGACAAATGTTTTTCCACATCCTGACGGGCCATAGATCATGCCTATATCACCCTCTCCTAAGATCTTGCTGACCAGCCATTTTTTAGGAGGCATAGACAACAATTCGTCATATGAAAAAAGGGGGAATTCTGACTTATTGTTGGAAATTTTGTTGTTTTCTGATATATTAGGAACAGGATTCTGAAGAATTTCTTTTCTAGCTTTTTGTGCTAGTTCAATCACAGAAAGCCGAGAAAGAGGCTCTTTTGATTGATTTTTAATTGGGCAGGAAATATCATTGTTGGCACGTGAATCCATGAGAAAGCCTCTGCGAAAGGTTTTTCTAAACAGCCAGAGAGAGTCCATTCTCTCTGGCATATTTTTAGTGCTGTCTTTTTAACATACCTTCCATACCAAGTCAACCTTACTGAGCTGATTCAGCTTGTTTTGCTTTCCAATTGTAGATGGCCTCTAACAACTTGTCTTTGCCATCTGAAAGATATTTATTAAAATTAGGCATACCAGGTTTGCTCTTTTGCCAATTATCTAAAAAGTTTATAATATCACTAACTTCTAAAGCATTGTTAATGCTTGAGTCAGGGAAAAGAACTTGATGGACTTGCTCAGCACGAAGCTTTAACTCTTCCTGACCTAAAATCTTCACTTCTTGTTTTTCTGAAGGAGGGTTGAAACTTTTTGCGACTCTAGAACTTCCTGACTTAGGAACTTCTGAAGCTTCATTCCCATCATCATCTTCTGGGGCCACTCCAAAGGCAGCAGACAAACTATATCTGCGAGCATATGTCAAAGCTGAACCATATCCTTGAGCAGTTGGTTTGCATACTGGAATTGAAACAACACCACAAGGAAGAGACTCTCCTGACTCGTGCATAATAACAGTCTCGACAGAAACGATGCCCACTTCGTTATGTATTTTTTGCATAAACCACAACCCATGCTCGGCTAGTGCTGGTTTAATAGCCTCTATGATAGAAGCTAGGTCAGCATATTTTGATCCAAATTGAGGGTTTATTTTTTGTGCTACAGCTCCTTGGATTTTAGGGAAGGCAGCAGCCATAGACTTGCTTAGTTCAGACATTATCGTCTCCTGAGTGAGGTGGTTTTCTTTTCAACAATTTTCAAGCCAGGAATAACTCTAAGTCCTTGTTTCATGGCTAATTTCACATAATCTTCATCTATGGTAAGATATTTTCTATCTACCTTAGACAAGTCTTCAATTTCATAAATAAGCTCAACCTTTTCAAAAGAGCTAATTTGTTGCGTTTCGAGGATTCGTACTTCGCTATTCAATAGCTTCCATTGATCAATTTTTTCTATAACAGTTTCTTTTACATCACCTAGTTTCTGAGTAAACTCTTTGCTTAGTTTGTTTATTTCAGAAGAAAAAACTCTTGCTGGTTCTGTTATTTCTTTTTTGGTTTGTTCAATACTCTCAGCAAGATTAATCGCTTCACAAGCTATATCTAAGGCTTTTTCTGCATCTTGCTTTGTTTTTATTTCCAATTCTTTTACATGATCAACGGCTTTTTCTACGCTGTCTTTGTATTTCTCAATCTGTTCTCTGACATTAAAGACGATTACTTCTTGATTTTTTGACATGTTCATGACACCCCTTGCTTTTGATAAAATAGTTTCTTCTTTTCTAGAAATCAAGCTGAAATTCCAAAAGCCATTGCCTTATACATGTCGACAATGATTTTAAGCCTTTCTATTTCCGATTCAAGCTGGATTTTGTCTAGTCTAAGATGAAAGATTTCATCGAACAACTTGTTAATGTCTGAAAACTGGATTTGTGCTATAGTTTGTGGCATGGTTGTGTCCTTTTAGTTGCATAGCCTGCCTCGTGTTGATCCTGACCGGTATACACGAGGCTTTTTTTAGTTAAACTTTAAAAAGCTTTTGAAGTCTTGGATTGCTCCCGACTTGTCTTCAATATCAAACCCCATCTCTAGTAAGCACTTTAACGCCCTAGGTGCTAAAGAGTCTTTTTTGCATATAGTAGCAATCATCTTTGACATGTCACATACAGGCTTTAGGACGATCCTACCGCAGGCTGTATATGACTCGACGATAATTTTTTCTTTTTTTCCCATAGTTCCCAGTCCCTTCTTTTCTTATATACTAATAGTAGCACAAGCCTTCATTTATCGCAAAGCCTAATCATAAAGAACTTAAAAATCGACTCCATGATTACCCGTGAAAGCGTTTGTAGACTTGTAATGCAGCGTGACAATCTGCCATGGTTTTCTGGTCAAACTCAAACTTTTTCACCCTAGGAATGTCTCCGTCTGCGCTTAACTGGATAAACAAAAACCTTCCTGACAGTGTCTTATAGCCATTTACTTGTAATAAATGGTGATAGAAGGTTCCCTGCATTTCCCATGATATAGACATAGGCTTTGTCATTGATGCCACTGTTTTCCAGTCTACTAAGACTAAAGAATTTTCGTGTGGAAACTTGATCACTGCATCTATTCCCCCTGTAATTCTCAACTCCTCATCATAAAGTCGTAGCTCGTTCTCAATGAATTTGATCTCAAACTCTTTATACCATTTTAAAAAACTAATGAAATAAAACTCTGATTCAGGGTGCTCAAATGATTCTGGGATTCCTTTTGAATAGTCGTAGATTGCTTGATGAACTTCTGTTCCAATCTCTTTCTTGTGCTCAAGTATCTCTTTCGGAATCATATCGAAATTCGAATAAGGCTTGAGTATATCTGTAACTCGAGCATATCCCGGCTTAATTTCTCCCATAAAAACTCCTTATTTTAGTTGACGGCACAACAATCATACATCATCTTCTGAAAAAATCGATTGTTAAAAAAGCAGACATCTCATATGTGTTAGCAAAGAGATTGTTGAGGCGATATGTTTTACATAGAAATTGAAGGAAATCCTGTTCCTTGGGCTCGTCCTGGGATAGCTAGATTGAAGAGTAGTAATGTTGTTTATGATAAGCAAAAAAGAGAGAAGGAAATGGCTCGATGGCAAATGTCAAGTCAATTCAAGGAAGCTCCCATAAAGACACCACTTCTTCTTGACATAACCTTCAGGTTACCTATCCCCGAAAGTGTGTCTTCTGCAATAAAGATTGAAATGCAAAATAACATCTTGATGCATGATAGAAAGCCCGATATAGATAACCTATGCAAGTTCATATTAGATGCTATGAATGGGCTAGTATACGCTGATGATAGGCAGATTAACGTGTTATATGCTAGGAAGACATATTCAAACCATCCCTCAACCCTGATCAGGGTAAAGCCATTTACACATAATTCTAGCAATGAATTTGAGAGTAGAGATGAGACAGCAGATGAATATTATCCTAGAGAAGATCGACCAGCAGATCTACTTGGAGTTAGTCCTGAAAAAGAAAGAAATTATCCAGTTGGAAGAAAGGAAAATATTGTCATCTTTCGTAAAGATTGACAATAGCTTAGTTGAAGTGTCTGTTAGATTAGCAACCACAGGAGAAGAAAATGCCTCTACATAAAGGTAAAAGCAAGAAAGTTATCGGGGAAAACATTGCAGAAATGGAAGCAGCAGGCCATCCACCAAAACAAGCAATTGCAGCTGCACTATCTACAGCAAGAAAGTCGGGGGCTAGAATTGCAAAGAAGGGAAAGAAGAATTAACAAGCCCTTTGGGGAAAAGTAGCGTTTTAGCCAAAGAACAATTAACAAGTTAGCCAAAGAAGATTTATGTCTTACCAACCAGAACCAGCCAAAACACTCCCTTCAACTGAATATAGTTTGAAGTCAGTAAGTTGGCATTTAAAAGAAATTAGTCAAAGTTTGAAGGACTTAGCTTTTATAGCTAGAGCAACAGACCTTAAATTAGGAGTGATATCAGATTTTATGGTTAAGGGCTCCCCTAAAGCACAGCAAAGACCTCCATCACAACAATCAGGGATTTGCAACAACGACATCCCTTTCTAACTAACCATTTGAGGACAGATGAGAATATTTGATTTTTTTAGAAAAGAAAAACAAGAAAAGAACGAACCCCCAATCAAGAGTCAATGTGAGTGTGGTTATTGCAGAAGAGAAGATAGTCCTTCATATCACCATATTTACGTTCTTAGGAATAAAAACTCTATTGTGGTCTCTGATAAGCAAGAAGCAAAAGAAGAGACAAAGCAAGAGACAAAGCAAGAGACAAGAAGAGACCCAAAGATTTTCACTCGTAGTCTGAAAAGAAAAGAGACTAGACAAAAAAGATCTATGGAAATAGCAAAGGTCTTTTACGAAAATTGCTTAAAAAGTGGTTCCCCTGAGATGTCTATTGATAGAAAAGAGTTGATAAGCCTTTGGAGTCACTGGCTATGTCTTGTTTTAGGAGTCAATAAGTTTCAGGAAACTTATTGCACAAGCAATTGCAGCTATTTATTAGAAGGCCTTAACCAACTACTGCCTAGAGAGGTTTTCTATAAGCGAGTTACTAAGAATGGAAAACGCAAGGCTATCTACACAGGAATTGCAAAACGGTGAATGACCTCTCTGAAAGACAACTTTTTTCCTTACAAGATTCAAATGCTAGAATCAACATATGGGAAGGGGCTGTTCGGAGTGGAAAGACCTATATAAGTCTTTGGAGATGGCTTAAAGAACTTACTTATGGTCCTCCTGGTGAATATTGTATGATCACGAGGACCTACGACACGTTTAAGAGAAACCTCCTGCCTCAGCTCACAAAAATGATAGGCAGCGACGCTCGTTATTATTCTGGTAAGCGAGAAATGGTCATTTTCGGCAAGACCATCCATATAGTAGGTGCAGATGATGAGCGAAGTGAGAGCAAAATCAGAGGGTTTACCAGTTCAGGTGCATATGTAGATGAGGTTTCAATTATCCCTGAATCAGTTTTTAGGATGTTGATTAGCCGTTGTTGTATGAGGGGTGCCAAAATCTTCGGAACAACCAATCCTGATTCACCCTATCACTGGTTAAAAAAGGACTTTCTTACAGACAATCCAGACGTAAAAAGCTGGCGATTTACACTAAACGATAACCCACAATTAACAGATGATGAAAAAGAATACCTCAAAAGGCAGTATAAAGGCATTTGGTTCAAGAGGTTTATTGAAGGAATGTGGGTACAGGCTGAAGGCTGTATTTATGATTTTTTTGACGTGGCAACTCATGTTATTGACCAGCCTTTGAATAGGGCTGAGCAATACATTGTTGGAGTTGATTATGGAACCACCAATGCCTGTTGCTTTGTCTTGATCGGGATAAACAGATCTAGATATCCTAATATATGGGTTGAGTCTCTCTATTATTGGGATAGCAGGGCTAAACAAAGGCAGAAAACAGACTCAGAATATTGTGATGATTTGAAGAAGTTTATAGAGGGGAAAGCCATAAAAGCCATCTATATCGATCCTAGTGCAGCATCTTTTAGGCTTGAGTTGAGCAGAAATGGTGTTCAAAACCTATACGATGCAGAAAATGAAGTGATTGACGGTATCCGACTTGTTTCTAAATTTCTCAGCAACGGAACAATGAAAATCTGTAGAGCTTGTTCTGAATTGATAAAAGAGATTCAAGGATATGTTTGGGACCCAAAGTGCCAAAAGACGGGTGTAGACAAGCCTTTAAAAGATCGAGACCATGCTTGCGATGCACTTAGATATGCCATCTATACCCATTTTTTTGGTAAGGAATTATCAAGAATGACTTCTGGAGATCTTGATAGGCTATACAATGAAGCGATGGGGATTGGTAACGACTTGCCCTCCCCATTCAGAAGCATTGGAGAGCCTTATTTCCCAATCATTTAACCCAAGTTCTTTTGAATTTGGTAGTTTTCGATAGCGCTTTTTATTGGAGAGGCTGGTTCCTTAGATTCGTCAAACACAAAAGACAGAGTGAATCCAATTAGCAACACAATGATTACTGCCAAAATAAGGGTCAAAACCTTAGCGCAAAAGGGTATCTTCATGTTAAATCGCCATTGCTGATGCAGGGACAGTAGCTGTAAAATCTGTTTCTACGTCAGCAGAGGCATCACTTTTTTGCGTCTCATCCACAACGTCATTAGCCCATCCGTGCGTGTCTGTAGCAGTCTGTGAAATAGTTATTGTACACGAAGAGAATGTTGCCATCATCAAGGGTAAAAGAGCTAGCTTTAAATTCATGACGCCCCCACTTTCTTCCTTAATATCCTTATCAAAATATATTGTCAACTTCTAAGCGCTTAAAACCACCACTTCTTAACTTCTTGACTTTAGAACTTCCTTATTGATATCCTATACCTACTTAATCAAGGAGAAGATTTATGACCTACATGCAAGCTGATTTATTCGAAATAACTGAAACTACCGTGCTTAGAGGCGAGATAAGAAGTTTAGAGAAGACAGTCGACAATGTAAGGAAGGGGGTTTTTAGCAGACATGACGAGCTAAGCAAAGCATACTTATCTATAAAGTATGAATTAGATAAACTAAAAGATGCCTTTCTCATCATGAAAAAACAGATGGCAATCTACGAAACTATTTTGTTTCCCACGTCAGGAGAAGAAAGTGGGCCAGTCGCTCCTTCGATGATTTTTTGAGCATCTATGCCTGTTTCTTCCTTGATGACTTGTTCACAAGCTTCTTCTATAGGGTTGTCTTTTCCAAAAAACTTTATACTTCCTAATCCTACTACAACAAAAGTCAATACGATGAAAAACACTGCTACCAAGTGATAAAAACTTACTTCTGGCATTTTCTCCTCATTTTGTTATGAAATTAGCTGTCCAGAAAAACATGTTGGAACAGCGACGCCAACGACTTGTGTTCCTCCATATACTTGTGTGCTAACATATGCTGTGTCCCCTAATGCCATTTGAGCTATTCCTGCCAAACTTGCTGAAATATATCCGTTTTCTTGGATGTTATTAAACGACGCATCAAATTTTGCTAAAATTACGCCTCCAGCCATCAATGTAATGCCACCATAATGTGGAGCACCTATATTATATAAAACTACATTTGCACAGAAAAGATAGTTTCCTGCGATTGGAGCTGTAAAAACACCTAGTGCAACGTTGGCTTGTTGGTCATAAATGCTTGTCTGATATTGAATAACATAATTTACTCCGGCACCTGTCACGTTAGGAAGTGCAATCGTTACTCTTTTCTGAAAACTAGGTGTTAGAGGTAGTTTAACCGATCCAGTAGTCGAACATGTAAAGACATTTGTTGTGCCTAAATTAGCGCTAGAGGCTATCTGAAAAGCTTGCGTGGCATTGTTGTTTAGTCCGAGGCTCCATGTTTGTCCACCAGCATTAGCTATCTGGACCACCGCGTTTCCTGTCGCCGCAGCTCCTGCAGTCTGAACTAAAACTTTTGCTCCTGAAGCCGCTCCGTTGGTGGTGTTGCTGCAAGTCAAGGTCCTCACTGCTGCCGCTGCACTAGTAACAGTGAAGTCGTTAAGGCACTGGTTGTTTAGTGAATTTGTTGTCGTCATACTACTAAAATATTCCCCTTCATAGTGTTTACGGCCCAATAAAGATTTGCTACAACACAAACTAAATCAATCGAATCAAATGCTTCTGTAGAGTTGATCTGTATGTTGGTAAAATTAGTTGCTTCAAAATAAATTCTTTGTGCCGGCAATGTTGTTGTAAGAATCCACTGAGCCCGATATCCCTGAATTCTTAAAATTGATCCAACTGGAGCTACAAGTGGAAGAGAAAGGGCTGTGCCAGGTGGGTTTGTACATATATACCCTGTATTTATTGCCATCGGCTGTGGGTTAAGCGCTGGTACCCATCTAAAATCTGGGTTTCCAATTGCTGATATCTCTATTATTGATGGGCCAATTCCTTGTGTGGCAATACTAATCCCATCCCCGATAATTCTGCAGTTTCCCAAGGTAGGTCCAACGATAGCACCTGTATCTCCTGACAAGGTTTCTAGTTTAGGGTTTCCAATTGCTGATATTTGTATTGCTGACGGAGCAACTCCTTGTGTAGCAATAGTGACACCGTCTCCAACTATTTCACAATTTCCCAAAGTAGGCCCAATTGGTACCCCTGCATCACCTGTCAATGTCCCAATACCACCAGGAGCAGCGCCTCCTAGGTTTTGCCATATTGCTGTTTTATGACTAGGGTTTCCTGGATTGTTTAGAAGGGCTAATAATATCCAAGCAGTGTGAGCCCTGGTATTTATCCAAAGATCTCCGATGTTATAGTTTTTTACGTCAAGATTATTGTCAGGATCCCTGTTTTCTCTATACCATACATTGGGAGGATTTGGAGGGTTGACCCCAAGATACGACAGTGGATTATTTGATTTTAAAGAGCTGCTCATGATCCCTCAATTGTAGTTTATATTACCAACCATATTAATTACTTGCCACGTTGTGTTTGCTACCTTGCATATCATAGTTACCGTATCCCCGATAAGGTTGGATGAAATATACCCTGTGGCTCCCGCTGTAGTTGTGTTACTGCCAATTTGAATTTGTTGACCTGCGGCTTGAGTAATTTTCCATGATGTCGACCCTGCCAATGTTACACTAATTTGCTTTCCGACAGCAGAGGTAGCAGGAAGTGCTAGAGAAAGGGCTCCCCCTGCATTACAAATATACCCAACGTTTGTGGCCAAATTCTGACTGGCACCTATTGCGATCCAGGCTAATATAGCAGCATTAACATATGTTGGTTTTGCCCCTGCCCCACCACCTTCAAGAACATATCCTAATGTTCCACCAATTAATACCTGATCTAAATCTGTTAAAGACTGTTGTACTGTAATATCTGTCGCTCCAAGCCATCCCGTGAACCCTGCTGCGTTTACCGTTATGAGGTTAGCGTTATTTCCTCCAGCAACAACTGATTGACTCCTGGCCGTGGCCTTTTGGATTACTACATTTGTTATATTTCCTGTCGAATGTTCTACTGTGACAAAGCCTAATTGCGCCAATTCTATATAAACAAGCTCATTTGTTGCGAAGGCCGGGCTTCCATTTGATATAGACGTGTTGGCTAGTGATTGTGATG